CTATTAGAGAGTACGCATTAAATGACTATAAAGGTACTGGAGGTTTCAATATGTGTTTAAAATGCCCTTTTTGGGACATATGCGAAGACAGAAAAGAAATCCCAGAAGTTGAAAACGTTAATTATTAATTATGAGTGAAGAAAAAATCTTTTGCGGATCTGCAAGAATAGTACAGACCAAATATGGAGAGCTAACAAAAGTAAGCTTTTCAGAATCAGATGTTGAAAAACTAAAAAATAATCTTTCTAATGGTTGGATTAATTTAGTATTAAAGGAAAAGAAAAACAAAGTNGAGGGTAAGCCTACGCATTANTTAGAGGTTNATACTTGGAAGCCTTCGGAAAAACCGAAAAGTTCAAACGAGCCAGAAATAATGAATAATGATTTGCCTTTTTAATAATTATTGTTAACTTTGTAATAAGTAATTAGCTCGACAATAAATTACTTTTAAAACATTTAGACCTTTATGGTGGATAGGAGTCGAGCCCTTGAAGCCGTAAAGGTTTTTTATTTTAATATTATGGAATACTTACAATTTTTAGAATCAAAAAAACACTCGCTAGGGTCTTTTGGTTTTGATCCTGTTTACTTTCCTAGTATTGCTTTTGACTTTCAAAAAGAAATAATAACAAGAGCAACAAGAAAGGGTCGTATAGCTATATTTGCTGATACAGGATTAGGAAAGACTTTAATGCAATTATCTATTGCTCAAAATGTAGTATTAAAAACAAATAAAAAGGTTTTGATACTTACTCCTTTAGCTGTTGGTTTTCAGTTTGTAAAAGAGGCTGAAAAACTACAGATACCAGACGTTTATCAGACCATTAAAGGAGAGATCAAAGGTAAAATAATAGTATGTAATTATGAGAGGCTACACTATTTGAAAAGCTCAGATTTTGAAGCTGTTATATTGGATGAATCAAGTATTTTAAAGAACTTTGAAGGAAAGATTAAAAACAGTATAACTAGTTTTATTAAAAAAGTTCCGTANAGGTTTTTATCTACAGCTACACCNTCNCCTAATGACTTTATAGAATTAGGGACAAGNTCTGAGGCTTTAGGGTATATGGGNTATACAGATATGTTAACTAAGTTTTTTAAAAACAATAACAACTCAATAGACCCTAAACACGCTGGAGAAAAATGGTATCTAAAACCACACGCAGAAAAAGACTTTTTTAGATGGGTTAATCAATGGTCTATAATGGTTAAAATGCCTAGTGATTTAGGGTTTAGTAACGAAAACCACATATTACCAGAATTAATTACTAATAATCATATAGTAGAAAATAAAAGTATGATTAGTTTGGAGGGTCAGATACAATTGTTCAACAAGCCAGCAAAAGGATTCAATGAGGTTAGACACGAAGTTAAACAAACTATAATACCTAGATGCGAAAAAGCAGCGGAATTAGCGAAAGATAAAGTATCTGTTTATTGGTGTAATAGAAATGAAGAAAGCAAGCTTTTAAATGAACTAGATTCAGAAGCGGTGGAGATAATAGGAAGCCAATCAATAGATAAAAAAGAAGATATTTTAATTAACTTTTCAAAAGGCAATATTAAAAGATTAATTACAAAAGCTTCAATGACTTCTTTCGGGTTGAATTGGCAACATTGTAATCATACCGTTTACTTCCCTACTTATTCGTTTGAGCAATACTATCAATCAATAAGAAGGTTTTGGAGATTTGGACAGAAAAACAATGTTTACGTAGATTTGGTTTTATCAGACGGTCAAACCGCCGTTATGGATTCTTTAAAAAAGAAAACAGAAAAGTCAATATCTCTTTATCAAAACCTTATAAAAAATGTAAACGGTACATACGAAGAACAAAAAAAAGAATTTAATCAAGAAATAATTAAACCTAAATTTTTATAATCATGACTAAGCAACAATTAATAACAGATAATTACGCTATCTATAACAGTGATTGCATGGAGGTAATTAAAGAACTTCCAAAAGAAAGCATTGATCTTTCAATTTACAGTCCTCCTTTTGCTGGACTATACAATTATTCAAGTTCAGAAAGAGACTTTAGTAATTGCGAAGATAAACAACAGTTTTTAGATCAATACGAGTATTTAATCAAAGAGTTATCAAGAGTAACAAAGAAAGGCAGGATAAACGCTGTTCATTGTACGGATGTATTCGATAATACTTGTCGTTTATGGGACTTTCCACACGAAATAATAAGACTATATGAAAAGCATGGTTTTGAATATAGAAACCGTATAACTATTTGGAAAGAGCCTTTAAAGGTTCGTATGCGTACTATGGTTCAGTCTTTAATGCACAAATTTATAGTGGAAGATTCTACGAAATGTTTTACGGCCATGCCTGATTATGTTTTAATTTTTACAAAAAAAGGAGAAAACGAAATACCAGTAACACACGAAAACGGGCTTAAAAATTACGCTGGGGAAGTACCTGTATTGCCTAATATTTTAAAGGCATGGAATAACGCTAACGGGTCAAATTTAACAGAGGAAGAGCTTTGGGAGCATTTAAATAAAAAGTATAAAGATTGGGAAGATCCAAAAAGCAATAAACTTAGCCATTACATTTGGCAAAGGTATGCTTCAAGTGTTTGGGATGATATAAGAATAGATCATGTTTTACAATATAAAGAAAGTAAAGAAGAGGATGACGAGAAACACGTTCACCCTCTACAGTTAGATGTTATAGATAGGTTAGTTGAATTGTATTCAAATAAAGGAGAAACTATTTTAACTCCTTTTATGGGTGTAGGCTCTGAGGTTTTTAGTCCTGTAAGTTTAGGGCGTAAAGCAATAGGAATAGAGCTGAAAGATAGTTACTATAAGCAAGCTATAATGAATCTTAATACGGTAAAAAACAGATTTATAGAAACAAATCAAATTGAACTTTTCTAAGATCAATTAAGTTATATTATTACTACGGGGCTAGGTAGGATTGATCCCCTACTGAATAGCTTTGCGTTGTAGCGTGCCCCATTTTTTTACAACGCATCATATTAATACAACGTTATGGCAGATAATAAAAAATCCGTAATAGTTTACGCTGAATGGCTAGAAACCTTTAATTCATTAACAGATGAAGAAGCTGGTAAGTTAATTAAACACTTTTTTAAATACGTTAACGACCTAGATCCAGAAGCTCCCGACAGGTTAACAGAACTTTCATTTATCCCTATAAAACAAAGCTTAAAAAGAGACTTAAAAAAATGGGATGAAATTAAGAAAAAAAGAAGCGAAGCAGGGAAAGCAAGTGCTGAAAAAAGAAAACAAAAGCAACAAATGTTAACAAGTGTTGAAAGTGTTGAACAAAGCTCAACAAATCCAACTGTTAATGTAAATGATAATGTTAATGTTAATGTTAATGTAAATGATAATGTAATAAATAATATTTATAGGGAGTTTAAGCATTTGAAGATCACAGTTGAAGAATATCAAAAATTAAAAGATAAATTTATCGGTGAAAATATTGATCAGATATTAGATGATATTGAAAACTATAAGAACAATAAAAATTACACAAGCTTATATTTAACAGCGAATAAATGGCTTACAAAAAGAGTTAGTGAAAAAGGGCTAGACAAAAACGGATTAACTAAGAAGCAACAAACATGGCTGAGATACGGTTACTCTCCTGAATGGATAAAAGAAAATAGAAAAGCATGAGTTTAGAAAGAGATTTAATTTGCTCAGCACTTTATCAATACGATAGAGTATCATTCTTAAAAGAAGAAGATTTTGAGCTATACGGGAAGTATTGGAAAGCATTAGAAGAAACTAAAGGAGATCTATTGAAAACCTTGGAAATACACCCAGAACTAGTGAGATTTGAAAATTTATCAATGTATAGTTATGAGTTAGTTGATAGGATCGCTTTAAAGGTACTTGAGAGGCGTTTTAAGAAGCTTTTAGACAAGACCTTATATTGGTATTCAATTAACCTAAAAAGTTCAACAGAGAGCTTTATATTAAGTGAGATAATTCAGGAGTCAAAAGATCAGGATATTTTTGACTTGATAGATAGTCTACCTGAGTACTTTAAAAATGTAGGGATGAACACAGAAAAAATAAAAGGATTTTCAAATTATTGTTTAAACAGAGTAAAAGAAGTTAAAGAACATGGGACTAAAAGAATTTATTCAGAATAAAGAAAATAATCAAACAGGATTTAATATGGATAAGCGTATTAATCCTGATATTTGCGAGATAAGCGAAAACTTATTAATCAATGAGTTTGATAACGGGGTGCAAATAGCTGATAAATGCGACATTGAGCCGTTGAAAAATGTTTTTAGTTGGAAAAGAGGGTTTCAGAATTGTTTTACTGGTTATCCAAATGAAGGAAAGACTCAGTTTACTTTATTTTTAATGACAGTTAAGAGTTTAAAGTCTGGTTGGAAGTGGGTTTTTTGGAGTCCTGAAATGAA